TACCGGGAAGTTTGCTAAAATTACAGCAATAACAACATCAATACCCGGTGAGCATAACGGAAACGGAAAGGCAATTTCTTTAACTCCATGGCTTGGGAAGGAAATAATATTAACCCCAAATCATCCCGTGTTCACAAAAAGAGGATGGGTTAATGCAGGCAACTTAGTAAATACTGACATGGTTTCAATGCCTGTAAGGCCGATAACAAATGAAATTACAAGTATAACTCTCCCGGAAACTCCCCATAGAAAACAAAACGGAGGATCTGTGTCGGCTGGTAGCGGGGCCATTATTCAATTAACTGAAGGTATTGGTTATTTCTTTGGTTATTATTTGGCTCAGGGTAGTATTAAGTACCAAAAAAGAGAAAGTAGACATCCGATTAATATTGATTTATCAAGACATGATGATCATACCGGGTTTGTTGATAAAGCAATAATCCCCGTATTACCATATATTAAAAGTCATAGCAGGATAAAAAGAAAAGGAACACTAACAACAATGGAGCATTTATACGGGTCTTCATTATCGTTATATGTTGATAAGGTGTTAAAAACAAAAGAAGAAAAGGTAATTCCTGATTGGGTATTCAATGCGGGAAAAGAATTTTTAACAGGCTTATTGAATGGTTATCTTTCAGGGGACGGTTCCAAAACATTTACATACACGAATGATAAAAAATACATACCTCAAAGGGTTTCCGTTTCGTCAGTATCCTCATCTTTAGCAATGCAGATAAGAGATATAGCAGCTTCATTAGGGTATGGATGGGCGTCTATCTCGCAAAGAAATTCAGGTCAGTATTATGGAAGAAATTGTAAGGAGATATTTACCGTAGCATGGAACGGTCAGGCAGCAAGAAGAATAAGGGAGCTAATGGGATTGGAGGTAATTGATAATGGTCGTGTATTCACAGAGAAGTATATTTTAGATAATGATATTGTGTGGATGAAGATTAGAAGCATTAAAAATACCACGATAGATAAAGTAATTGATATAGAGGTGGATCATTGTGATCATTCATTTAGAACATTCTGCTTTTCTGTAAAAAATAGTGAAGTGGGAAGTTGGGAGGACCTTCCTAAGCGTTCAGCAAAATCTCTTATGCAGACATTAAGGGGTACTATTAAGAATGAACCTTATACCATGATCGTTCTTGAATCCACAGCTAAAGGAGTGGGTAATTTATTCCATCGAGAATGGTCACAATCAGTTGAAGGGAAAAGCGGATATGATAATTTGTTTGTTCCGTGGTTTGATATTGAAATGTACAGGGAAAAGATTAAGGATGTCAGGAAGTTTATTAATATTTTAGACGAAAAGTATAGTGATGATGGCAAAACATTTTGGTATCTTTGGGAATTGGGAGCTACACTTGAAGGAATTAAGTGGTACAGGAATCATAAGAGACGGGAGAACATGGATGATATTAGCATGTTCCAGGAATTCCCGTCAACTGCGGATGAAGCATTTTCGAGTACTGGTAGACCTGCATTCAACCATATGCACATCAAAAGGATGGAAGCAAACTGTGAACCTCCGGTATGGGTGGGAGAGTTAGTTGCGGATGATGTTAAAGGTAAGGGAGCATTCAAAAATCTAAGGTTTGAGGAATACAGGCACGGGAACCTTTGGGTTTGGAGTATGCCGGATAAGTCAGTTAAAATTAAAGGAAGATATTGTTCGTTTTCGGACATAGGAGGTAAAAGTAGAGGAGCTGATTTTAGCTGCACAAATGTATTGGATAGATATTGGATGATGGAAGGAGGAGTACCGGAGGTTTCGGCAGTTTTACATGGCCATTGGGATCAAGATATTTTTGCATGGAAATCAGCACAGTTATCATGGTGGTATCTTCAGGCATTTTGGGCAATGGAAAGTAATTCTTTAAAAGAAGATAATGAGGAAAGTGAAGGTGATCACTTCTTAACCGTTCTGGATGAAATTGCAGACTTTTACCCTAATTTATATACCCGGACCACTCCAGAACAAATAAGGCAAGGTATTCCAACGGTATACGGATTCCATACTAACCGGAAAACTAAACCCATGTTAGTGGATACGCTTAACGGAGCATTAAGAGATGAAGGGTATATTGAAAAGGATATAAGAGCTATTAAAGAAATGTATACCTATGAGTTAAAAGAGAATGGCACTTATGGAGCAAAAGAAGGATGTAAGGATGATCATGTTATTATAACAGCCGGAGGTTTATGGCTTGCTATAAAGCACATGCCCCGTCCGGTAGAAATTATAGAATCAGGGGAAATAATAAGGCCAAAGATTGTTTCGGAGGCTACGATATAACTTACTATTATGGAAGAAAAACAAATAATACTTTAAAGCCATGTGGATAAAAAGATTATTTCAGAAGATGTTCTCAGATAAAATTGAGCTCGTGGAAACTGAAGCCAAATCCTATTATATTCGGTTTAACGGGAAGCCTCTTACCGAGTCAGTCACTACTTCCTTTGAAAAGGCTAAAGAACACTATGATTATATTTGTAGTGGTGATTACAAAAACCGAAAAGACAAAACAATATTAAAATCAAGCGTATGAAAGAAGAAAAACAAAAGTTACAAACCTTCTTAGGGTACTCATACTCCACTAAGATACTTGTTGAAGGCTTTAGTCCTTCAGTGTACTCTAACATCATGAAGATAGAGAATACCCATTATGTCTACGATAAAGACGGCATAATGCTGAGTATGATTTGCGCTCCGACAAAGAGAAAAGCAATATGGGAGTGTAAGAAGTATATTATTCTGAAAAAATATAATTTGGTACCACTAATCCATTTCTTTAACGACTTACTAAAACGCCATGAGAACACGAAGAGAAGCATCAAAAGTTATTTTCAACACTATTTCCGAAATAAGAACCAGGGTAAACAGCAAGACGAAGTATAGCCCATTTCGTAACCATGTTATAAAAGAGGTCTGCGAGAAGAATAACATCAATGAACACGGTATTAGAATGATTATGGAATGTAGAATTAAACAACACTAATATGAAAACACTACTCAAATTCATCCACCTTATCTTAGGTGAGTATTACAAACACAAATTCAGCCTTTGGTTAAGACAAGTAAGACTTAACCGGGCAAAAGACCTCGCCATGAGATTACACAGGCAGCACAACGGAAGAAGATTCTTTGTTCTGGAAGTGGATTACAAACCCGGATTCTACACGGTTATGAACTGGCAGGAAATTAAAGCCGCTCAAAAGGGAGGGGCATTTTCGGACAGGGCACGGCAACTTGATTTCTTAAGAGAGGCTGCTTATTACACTCCGGCAGGGACTAAACTATCAGTTGATAAAATGGAATCAAGGAGACAGGAAAAAAACTCATGGATACTCTTTGCTTTACTCATTCTTATTTTATCGCTTCTTATAGTGATTGCTATTTTAAATGACATGGGACACTTAAATACCTAAATATATGAATGAAATTGCTAAAAAGTGCATTCAGACGAAACTGATTGTTGCTATTGAAAAAGAAGGGCTTAAAACTTCTGAGGCTGCTAAGATACTTGATATCTCTCCGACCTATGTTTCATTGATTAAGAACTCTGACCATTGGCATAAATGTACAAAAGCGGCATGGGAGGCAGTTCAGAAATGGACTAACTCAGGGCTATCGCTGAGGGAGTATAGTATAGAGAGGCAGTTTCCAAATTATGATAAAGCAATTGAAGATCATAATAAGAGGACTCAATGGATAATCTCAGGGTTGCAAGGGAATAAGCAAAAAGACTACATGAAGGGTGATAAGTGGGATGATACAAAAACACCTTCTCAGGATGATCTTATTAACGCTGTTAAAGAGGCGATAATTACCGAAGACCAAAAGGTAAACATTGTTGAGTATGTTGACGGGTTACTAAAGGGGGATGAGGAGTCTATTGATAATATTGCGAGAGCTATGACTGATAACCTGACAAAGAACCCTAATAACTGGAGGCATGTAGATTATACACTTTCTAAGGATGAGGAAGCCCCGGTTAATGAACCTATCAAGGTATCTATTGAGATTGACATAACCCTGTCTATTAACGGGAAGAAGATAAACCTTAATACCTAAAGCCATGTTATACTTTTTACTCCCCTGCATTCTCTGTTTTGCGTTTGGCTATTTAAGCTGTTATCTTTGGCTTAATGAAGAAAGAGACGAGATAAAGGAAAACAGAGAACACATTGAAAGATTAGTTGAAACCTTTAACAAAATGCAAAATGAGCGTAAACAAAATTATTCTATTGGGGAACGTTGGCCAAACCCCTGAGATTACCTACCTGGACAACGGCACTGCCGTAGCAAAATTCTCTTTAGCCACTTCTGAGAAAAGAAAAAACAGAAATGGAGAAACCGTTGACGACACAACCTGGCACAATATTGTAGCATGGAAAGGCACGGCTGAGATCGTTGAGAAGTATGTCAAAAAGGGATCAACCCTATTTATCGAAGGTAAACAACTTAACCGGAGTTACACCGATAGGAACGGGAATAAAAGATACACTTCGGAGGTAAGTGTTGGTACATTAACATTAATCGGAAAGAAAGAATCATGATCTATGAAAAATTCAGGTTGGATTACTACGATTGGGATATTTACTTCCTGGAAGTTGAAGACAAAAGCGATTCAGATAAGGTTAAAAAGATATTTAAGAAGCTGAATTGGCAGGATCCTCAGATAATAAAAGAGATAAAAAATGATCATAAGGATGGAGGATGGCATCTATCAAATGGCAGTAAAAGATGGTCAATGATTTTACTTTACAGGCAAATAGGTAAGAAAGAAAGGTTTTCAAACATATCGCATGAAAAGCGACATTTGGAAGATTACATGCTTGGATGGTTTAATATTAATGATAAAGAGAGTGCTGCTATTTTATCTCAGAATATCACAAAACTAATTTATGAAATACTCTAAGCAAAACTCCGGTTTATCATCTCCATCGCCTGTGGATTAGCCATGCCTTGCATTTCTTGAACTAATTCCGGCGGTGGAGCTGTTGGCGCCTGCCCTTGCATAATATCCTGTTGCTGTTGCTTAATACTTTCCAGTAACTTCCCTGCAAACGGCAAAGTGGTGTTCTCTAAGAACATTTCAATGTTAATAGCTCCACCTGTGAGAAGATCATACAACATTTTATCCATCATCTGACGATAGGTAGCTGTTGAGTTCCCCGGAGTAACTACAAGGTCAAAATCAAACCCATCTACAAGCTCAGGATCATATTCCATGGCTTCCCTCTCATAATCTGTTCCCGCGATATGTAAAAGCCTCTTTTCGTTATAGAATTGAATAATGGTTTTAATGATTTTAGTGTCCAGTTTCTTCATAAAGTACCCGAAAGCATTTAACGAATCAGTTAAATTGGTGGCTGAATTAGCTGCTTCCTGAGCGTATAACGAAGCGGGTGTACCTGAGTTAGCTGGCATACCCTGAGCGGAAGGAAATACCCCTGAAACTTCTTGCATAAGCCTCATTTGAATATTCATCATTTCTATTAACCCCACAGGTGTAGCATTTGAGAAATGTTGCTCAGGTTTTGCCCCAGGGTTGTTCTTATCAGGGGTGTACCATAATGTCCCTCCTATTTTTGTTAACTGTTCTTGCACCTGCTGTTTTGTCATATCGTCCGGTTTTGTGCTATCCGGAATAACCCATACTCCCTTGGCTGCTGCGCTCTGCATAAAATCAAGCATAGTAAAGTACCGGTTTATGTTTCTTTGCTGGTCAATAACATCTTCGAGAGGTCCCCAAATCTCCCCGTCAATCATTGGATAACCTAAGAATGAATAGGGGTGTTCCCCGTGTTCGTAAGGCGTAACACCTCCACTCAAACAGTATCCTTCAGGGGTAAGAAACTTGTATTTCCAGATATTATCCGGGTGTTCGATGGCTTCAATTAAAGCAATATCTTCTTCTAACATACCATTTTCAAGACCTACCTTAAGCCGTAATTCATTTTCAGCTTTAATATCAGCAATATCCCCACCTATCTCGTAACGATATCCATTCTCTGAATCAATAGGATCATGTACTATATGTCCCCATACATTTTCTTTATACGACATCTGATATAATCTACATTTTCCAGGTTCATAGGGAACGTAAAAATCAAGTGCATCAGTAGCTGTTGAATCCAATCCTTCTAAACTATTTTGGTTTTTAGTATCAGCGCTGGCATAAATTTCTCTTATTATTTTTTCATGTTCTTTTGTTCTGGCAAATGCAGTTATTATATTTTCTATTGGAGCGTCAATAATCTCACAAATGAAATACACATCATCCATTCGCCAATCCTTTACATCCGTATTAATAACAATCCTTCGAGGATCCACTCCTAATATTTTTATATCTGGCCGTTCTAATTCACTCCTATACTGGAATAATGTTTTGGCCACTGGAAACCCGCTCATAAGAAACTCATCAAACAGCCTGGCAAGAACGTAATCCATGTCGTTAATCTGGTGAGCATAGTAAAGAGTATTGGTAAGCATCTCCCCTAACTTAACCCCGGACTTTTTATTACTTAGAATATTACTCTTTGAAGGGTTCTGCTGCCACTGGCCGGAGATATTCTTCATAAGGTTTCTCATAAGGTTCTGCTTCAACGGGACCTTACCTTGGTTCTTAATATAGGTTTCCTCGGTAATATATCCACTTCCTTCCGGGTCTTGAATCGTATCTTCCCATTGCTTT